ATGGAGCGCAAGCGGAAGGGGCTGGACCAGTGCCAGCGCGCGGCGGCACAATTGCGCGCCGAACAGACGGCCCGTGCGGCACAGGGGAGTGGCGCGCAGGGCGGTAGAGGGCAACCACCTGTTTCAAAGCCGGAAAAATTGATGATGATCGGCGCTGGCAAGGCTGATCGGCCACAGATGATTGCGGTGCGGCAGGACCGTTTTGACGCGGACAAACAGGCGCGATTCATTGCCCATCTGGCGGACACATCCAATGTCTGTGCCGCTGCGCGTGCGGTCGGCATTTCCACCCGCACGGCCTATCATCACCGACGGAGCAATGCGCATTTTGCCCGTGCCTGGCAGCAGGCGCTGGGGGATGGCTATGCCGATCTGGTGATGAAGGCGATGGCGCAGGGGCGGTTCGGGCAGAAAGTCGTCACCACGATCGAGGCGCTGAGCGCCACAGAACGCCGGTCTGAATCGCGGCGGGATGCGGCGGCCGCAGTGTTGCTGGCGTTTAACCGGATGGGTTCAGACGTGATCGCGGGCACCGAAGAAGCGGCGATGGTCGCCGAGGCGCAGGAGGAAGACCGGCTGATCGAGGCGATGGTGCGGGTGATCGAACGCAAGGCGCGGGCGGCGGGCGCAGTTGATGGCGCGGCGGAAGGCGTTGAAATCGCGGCAGAAGGGGAGGCGGGCGATGCTGATTGATCGCACCGCGCCGCCCACGATGCTGGCGCTGGCGCAAGCGGCGGACCCGGCGTTGATCGCGGGATTGCGCGCGCAGATGAGCGCGGACCAATGGGCGCGGGCGAGCACAATGTGGCGATGCACCGCGCGGTTGCAGCAGCTGCCGCCGCCGGGGGACTGGCGGGTGTGGATGCTGCTGGCGGGGCGCGGATTTGGCAAAACGCGGGCGGGTGCGGAGTGGGTAGACGCGCTGGCGCGTGCAAACCCGGGTTGCTCCATCGCGCTGGTGGGGGCGAGCCACCATGATGTGCGCAGCGTGATGGTGGAGGGGGAGAGCGGGATATTGTCGCTGCCCGGCCATGGTGCGCGGCCGCTCTATAACCCGGCGTTGCGGCGATTGACCTGGCCGGGGGGCAGTATTGCGCGCTGTTATTCCGCCGCAGAACCGGAGAGTTTGCGCGGGCCGCAGCATCATTTTGCCTGGGCTGATGAGGTTGCGCGGTGGGGTGCACAAGCGGCGCGCGGCACCAATCAGGCGCTGGCGGCGTGGGACAATCTGATGATGGGGACGCGGATGGGGGCGTGCCCGCGCGTGCTGGCGACGACGACTCCGCGCGCGCTGCCGATCATCCGCACACTGCTCGCGCGAACCGATACGGTGATTACGGGAGGGTCAACTCTGGCCAATGCGCCCAATCTGCCGCCCGCCTTTATCGACGCGATGCTGGCGACCTATGGCGACAGCATGTTGGGGCGGCAGGAGATTGGCGGCGAGCTGATCAGCGATGTGCCGGGCGCATTGTGGACCCGCGCGATGCTGGAGACATGCCGGATGGAGGGTGATGCGCGCGAGGCGATGCTGAATGACGAGGACGCGCTAACCCGTGTGGCTATTGGCGTGGACCCGCCCGCCGGACAGGAGGGCGATGCATGCGGCATCATTGTGGCGGGATTGCTGACCGATGGCACGGTGGCGGTGCTGGCGGATTGTTCAGTCGAAAAGGCCAGCCCCGCGCGCTGGGCGGCGGCGGTGGCGGATGCGGCGCAGCGGTGGCGGGCTGACCGGATTGTGGCTGAGGCCAATATGGGCGGAGAGATGGTGCGCAGCGTGCTGCACGCCGCCGATGCCACTTTGCCGGTGGCGATGGCGCACGCGACGCGCAGCAAAGTGGCGCGCGCAGAGCCGATAGCGCTGCATTATGCGCAAGGACGGGTGCGGCATCTGGGCAGTTTTGCGCGGCTGGAGGATGAGCTGTGCGGGCTGATGGCAGGCGGCGGATATGCTGGCCCTGGCCGATCCCCCGACCGGGCGGATGCGCTGGTCTGGGCCGTGAGCGAGCTGATGATGCGCAGCGATGGCGGGCCGACGATCCGCATATTGTGAGCAAGGCCGCATATTGTGAGCAAGGCCGCCGGTTGTGAGCGAGCCCGCCGGTTGGGAATTACCCCAGGCGCGGTCGTAATTTCGAGCGAATTGGAGACAAAAAATGAACCTGTTCGGTTATAAGTCCCGCCGCCCCGCAGCGCGGCCCGCATTGTCCCGCCCGTTCCAGTGGGGCGGGACGACAATTGGCGATTTTGGCAACAGTACCCCGGGCGTTCCGGCAAGCTATGATGAGCGGGTGCGGTTGGCGTTCGTTACCAATCCGGTGGCCCATCGGGCGTGCCGGTTGGTGTCCCAAGCGGTGGCGGATTGCCCGCTATTATCCGATAATCCCGTTGCGGCGCGGCTGGTGAAAACGCGCAGCGGTGGGCAGAATCTGATGGAAAATTGTGCGGTGCAAATATTGCTGCACGGCAATGCCTATATCCAAATTCTGGCGGACGGGGAGGATAAGCCCGGCGAGCTTTATGCCCTGCGCCCCGAACGGTTGGCGGTGGAGGCGGATGGTGCTGGTTACCCCATCGCCTTTACCTATCGTGCGGGCAGCCAGGCGCTGCGATTACCGGTCGAGGACGCGCAAGGGCGAACCATTTTGGTTCATGTGAAAGCCGTACATCCGCTGGACGACCATTATGGACTGGGCGGACTTTCTGCGGCGATGCCCGCGGTGGCGGTGCATAATGCAGCGGCGCGATGGAACCGGGCGCTGCTCGATAATGCGGCCCGGCCATCCGGCGCGCTGGTGTTCGACCCAAAAGATGGCGGCGGCCCGATGTCCGCGACGCAATTTGAGCGGCTGCGCAGCGAAATGGAGACGCAATTTCAGGGGGCTGGCAATGCCGGGCGGCCAATGTTGCTGGAGGGCGGGTTGAAATGGCAATCCATCAGCCTGTCCCCCGCCGACATGGACTTCATCGCGCTGAAAGACAGTGCGGCGCGCGATATTGCGATGGCCTTTGGCGTGCCACCGATGCTGATCGGCATCCCCGGCGACGCAACCTATGCCAATTACCGGGAGGCGAACCGCGCATTGTGGCGGCAGACGGTGTTGCCGCTGGCGAGCACGATCCTGTCCAGCATCGAGCAGGGGTTGCAGAGTTGGGGCGTGGACGGGCGGCTGTCGGTTGATGTCGACACCGTGCCTGCGCTTTCGGATGACCGGGAAAAATTGTGGCAGCGGGTGAGCGAGGCTGATTTCCTGTCACCCGCAGAAAAGCGCACGATGCTGGGCATTGATGCGCTGTTCCCGGCGGCGGAATGAGCGGGTTTCTCTCCGCAAGATCAAGCAACATATATCAAGGAGCCGCAGCGATGCAGGGCAATGACGATGATGCTGTGCTGGCCGCATTGGTGGCGCAAAGCGAAGTGCGGGGCGGTGATCTCGCCAGTTTGCGCGCGCTGATCGAACAAGCGAGTGAAGTGGGGGCACGGCGTGCGCTGCAACGGCTCGGCCTGTCCGATGAGGCGGCGCGCGAAGATATTCACGACCTGCGCGAATTATTGGCCGCGTGGCGCGATGCCAAACGCAGCGCGTGGAAGGCCGCCATTGATTGGGCGGTGCGCGGGTGCCTCGCGCTGCTGCTGGTTGGCATCGCGGTGAAAATAGGGCTGGGCGGATTTTTCAAATGATGCGTGTGTTTTCATACGCTTTCCCGTCGGCAGGCCGACGCGCGTTTTCATACGCTTTCCCGTCGGCAGGCCGACGCGCGCTTTTGTTCGCTTTCCCGCTGGCAGGCCAGCGCGCGGGTTTGTTCGCTTTCCCGCCGACATGTCGGCGCGCGTGGTGGGGAGAATGCTGATGCGCTTTGCGGGCTATGCCGCGCTGTTTGATGTGCGGGACCGGGGCGGGGATGTGGTGCGGCGCGGGGCCTTTGCCGGGCTGGCCGCCCCCATCCCCCTGTTGTGGCAGCATGATCCGGCACGGCCCATCGGCACGATTGACCATGTGGCGGAGGATGCGCGCGGATTGCGCGTGGTTGGCCGGGTGAATGGCGATGGCGCGACCGCCAAGGAAGTGGCCGCGATGTTGCGGGACGGGACGGTCGGCGGGCTGAGCTTTGGCTATCATGTGCGTGATGCGCGGACGGGGCCAATCGGGCGGGCGGGGGTGCGCACGCGCGAACTAAGGGCGCTCGACCTGCGCGAAATCAGCATTGTGACCAGCCCGATGCAACCGGGCGCGCGGGTGATTGCGGTGGCGCGTGACGCGGTGCTGGAAAGCCGCTGACTTCCAACGATTTTGACACGGGATGGGGCAGGCATGGCCGCCCCATTCGCACCGATATCCGCAACAGCGGGTTATGCCGCTGCGTCCACATGCACATGTGGCGGGCGGGCTTTTGTAAGCCAGGAGAAAGACATGATCGAAGTGAAAGCAGATGCGCTTGACGGCATGGCCGATGTGCGTGCGGGTGATGACGCCAGCGGGGTGGCGGCGTTTGACGCGGCCTTTGCCGGGGCTGAAATGGGGGATGCGCTGACCGCGCTGACCAGCGAAGTTGCCGGGCTGAAGGCACGGGTGGAGGCGGGCGCCGTGCGCGCCGCGCGTGCCCCGCTGGATGGCGTGAAGGGCGTGGGCGCAGAGGTGGCGCGCGGCTCCACCGCCTTTATCGACCGCTATATCCGGCGCGGTTTGGATGCAGGCGTGGAAATGAAAAGCGTTTCGGGCGCGACCAATGCCGAGGGTGGCTTTGCCGTGCCGCGGGAAATTGACGCGGTGATTGACCGACTGCTCAAAACCATCTCCCCCATCCGGGCGATTGCCAATGTGGTGAGCACGGGTTCCGCCGGATACCGCAAGCTGGTGGCGGTGGGGGGCACGCCATCTGGCTGGGTATCAGAGGCCGCTGCCCGCCCGATCACCAACACGCCGACATTCAACGAAATCGTGCCGCCAACCGGGCATCTTTATGCCAATCCGGCGGCAAGCCAGGCGATGCTGGATGATGCGCAGTTCGATGTCGAAGCATGGCTGGCGGATGAAATTGCCCGTGAATTTGCCCGTGCAGAAGGCGCGGCCTTTGTCGCTGGCAATGGCGTTAATCAACCAAAGGGGTTCGTTACTTACCCGACCACAGCCGAAGCGGATGCCATTCGCGCCTTTGGCACGGTGCAATATGTGGCCGCCGGGGCTGCGGGCAATTTTGCCGCTGCCAGCCCGCAGGACAAGCTGATCGACCTCGTCCATGCGCTTAAAGCGCCCTATCGCCAGGGCGCGGTGTTTGTGATGGCGAGCGATACGCTGGCGCGCATTCGCAAGATGAAGACGAGCGACGGGGCGTTCATCTGGACACCTGGGCTGACGGTGGGCCAGCCCGGCACATTGCTGGGCTTTCCGGTGGTGGAAGCCGAGGATATGCCAGCGGTGGCGGCGGATAGCCTGTCCATCGCGTTCGGCAATTTCACCGCGGGCTATGTGGTGGCGGACCGCGGGGAAACCGGCATTTTGCGGGACCCCTATTCGAACAAACCGTTCGTGCATTTTTATGCCACGAAACGGGTTGGCGGCGCGCTGGTCAACAGCGAAGCGATCAAGCTGATGAAGTTCGCCGCGACGTAAATCGCGCCTGAACTGGGGGTGGGTGCGCGGCGATAGTGTGCCCGCCCCCAACGCTTTGAACCAAGGATTTGAAGGGAGAGGCGCGATGGCGGTTCCGACCACATTTTTTGCCGATATGGTTCGTGAAACCAGTCTGGCCACCGGCACGGGCGCAATTGCGCTGGCGGGCGCACTGCCGGGGCATCGCCCCTTTGCCGGGACGGTGCCGGTGATGACCAGTTTTTGCTACGCGATTGCCGGGATTACCCAGCCCGACCAGTGGGAAACGGGGATCGGGCGGATGACCGCTGGCGGAATGCTGGAGCGGATGAACGTGGGCGCATCCTCCGCTGGCGGCGGCGCGTTCACCAACTTTACGCCGGGGCTGAAAAGCGTGGCGCTGACGGTGGGCGCAGGCTGGCTGAATGCCCTCAACCAACCGCCGCAGCTGGCGGATATTGCCGGGTTGCAGGGCGCGCTGGATGCCAAGCAAGCGAGCGGTAGTTATGCGGCGGCGGCGCACGGCCATGGGCTGGCCGATGTGGCGGGGCTGCAAACTGCACTGGATGGCAAACAGCCGCTGTCCACTGGCCATGCGACGGATGCGAGCTTTGCAGACACCGACCTGGTGACGGTGCGGCGCGGCGCGGCGTGGGTGAATATCCCCGCGGCGAGCCTATTGCGGCTGGGCGCGGGCAATGATTTGCGCATCGCCACGATCAACCCGGCGGTGGGCGTGGGGGAACGGCTGAGCGTGAAGGCGAGCGCCACCGGGGCGGCGATTGGCGGATGCAGCAGCAATGCCGCGATTGAAACGCTGGGCCTGTGGAATGACGCGACGAGTGGCAACAACAAGTTTGTGACATTCTATTCCGACGCAGGCGGCGCGACGCGCGGGTCCATCAGTTTCAACCGGGCGAGCGGGCTGACGGCGTATAACACGACGTCTGACCGGCGAGCGAAGGATGTGCTGGGCCCGGTGGAGGGTGCAGGCGCGGTGATCGACGCGCTGAACCCCGTGACGGGCCGGATGAAGGGCGCGCGCGATGCCCGGCCGATGTTTGTAGCGGATGAGGTGGAGGCGGTGGCCCCCTATGCCGTGACCGGCGCGGCGGGCGCGGTGGATGAAGCGGGCGCGCCGATATTCCAGCAAGTTGATGTCTCCACCCTGATCCCGCTGATGATTGCCGAGATGCAGGCGTTGCGCGCGCGGGTTGCGGCGTTGGAAAGTGCATTTGGGGAAAGCGTGCGGGCGAAACGGCGCCCATCAGCATCATCAGCAGCAAGTGGCGGCGGGGCATGATGGGGCGGCGGGCGATTGGCGGCGCGGCGCTGTCTGATGCGACATTGCGGGATTTGGCCAGCGAATATGGCGGGCCGCGCCCCGGCGGTGCGGGTAACCGCAGCGGGCTGGATGCCCGGGTGCGCAATGGTGGCCGCACGATGGTGCCGCGCCGCGCCTGAACCCCAATAAATTCCCGGAACACGGGATGAGGCCCGCGCGCGGTTTGCAGGCGCGTTGGCGCTGGATGGCGCGCGAACTTTGCGCGGGTGCAGCCATTTGCGCAGGCCTGGGCAGCAATTTTATCAAGGAAGGACAGCAGGATGAGCCTGATGATGAAAGATCCCGGCGGGCGGATTGACGTCGCGTTCGATTGGGGCGCGGCCTATCTGGACGGACAGGCGATTGCGCTTTCCAGCTGGACGGTGGCGCCGACAGAGGCGGGCGGTGCCGTGGTGGAATCCCACGCATTTGATGCGGTGCGGACCAGTGCGCGGCTGAGCGGCGGGCAAGAGGGCGTGAGTTACCGCGCGACCAATCGCGTGACGCTGACCGACGGGCAGATTGATGAACGATCCATCACGATAAAAGTGGAGCAACGCTGATGCGCGGGGTGGAACAAGGGCCGGTGCCGATGGCGGTGCCGCTGGAGGAAGCGCGCGCGCAATTGCGGCTGGATGGCGGACAGGATGACGCGGTGCTGGCGGCGATGGTGCGCAGCGCGACGGCGATTTGCGAACAGTTTATCAGCGAGGCGCTGGTGGAGCGCAGCGTGGTGGAAACGCTGCCGATTACCGGCGCGTGGCAGAGGCTGGCGCTGGCCCCGGTGCGGGCGATTACGCAAGTGGAGGGCGTGCCGGCTGACGGGTCCGCCTTTGCCTATCCTGCTGCCAGCTATCTGGTGGACATTGACCCGGATGGGCAGGGGTGGGTGCGGGTGAGCCAGGCCGGGGCCGCCGGGCGGATGCGCATAAGCTATCAGGCCGGAATGGCGAGCCATGCGGGCGCAGTGCCCGAAGTGCTGCGCCAGGGCATCACCATGTTGGCGGCGCATTTGATGCGCGAGCGCGACCGGGATGTGCCCGCCGAACCGCCCGCCGCCGTGAGCGCATTGTGGCGGCCATGGCGCCGGATGCGGTTGGCATGAGCGGGCTGGAGACGCTGTTGCCCCATGCAGAGCGGGCCGGTGCCCGCGCGGTGGCGCGGCGGCTGGAGGCGATGGCGGCGCAACTGCGCAGCGATTTTCCCGACCTGTCGATTGCACGGGATGGCGATGAGCTGCGCTTGCGCGGGCGCGGGCTGGCGCGGCGGGCGGAGGATGATGCGCGGCTGCGCTATGCGGGGAGGGCGGGGATATGACTGTGGAGTTAGGAACGCCGGAAAGCGCGACCAAAGCCGCGCTGCTGATGGCGCTGGCTGCCCTGCCGATCAACCGGATGGGGGATGGCGAAGCGGAAAATGCGCCTGTGCCCCATGGTTGGCTGGGCGAGATGATCGGCAATGATTGGGGCGCGAAGGGCCGGGCCGGGCGAGAAATCCGCACCAGCATATCCATCGCGGACCGGGGGCCGGATGACCGGCTGTTGACGCTGGCGGCACAGGCCGAAGCGGCGGTGCTGGCCATGCCGCGCACGCTGGCCGGTTGGGAGCATAGCGGCGTGACGATCAGCCGGGTGCGGATGGTGCGGCGGCGCGATGGATTGCGGCTGGCGATGATCGACCTGCGCATCCGCATCTGGCCCGCAACCGACAATTTTGAACAGGAGAATTGAGATGGCAGTAGAAAAAGGCAGCGCGTTTTTGCTGAAAATTGGCAATGGCGCGGCGACCCCGGTTTATTCCACCATCGCCGGGCTGCGCACCACACAGCTATCCATCAACGGCGATGCGGTGAACATTACCAACAAGGATTCGGGCGGGTGGCGCGAGCTGTTGAGTGGGGCGGGCGTGCGATCCGTCAGCGTGGCGGCGGCGGGGATTTTCACCGGCTCTGCCGCTGAAACGCGGGCGCAGAATAATGCGTTGGGCGGTTTGATCGACGAATTTGAACTGGCTTTTGAAAGCGGGCTGAAAATGCGCGGTCGGTTCCTCATCACCCGGCTGGACCATAGCGGCGATTATAATGGCGAGCGCAATTATACGTTGAGCCTGGAATCAAGCGGCGCGGTGGTGGCGCTATGAGCGGGGTGGACGCAGTGGGGCGCGCGAATGATGCGCGCGGTGAGGCGATGGTGGCGGGGTTTATCCTGCGCCCAAGCTTTGACCGGCTGGTGGCGGCAGAGGCGGAGCTGGGGCCGCTATTTGCGCTGGTCGAGCGAGCGGCGGCGGGCAAGCTGACGCTGAGCGAGACGGTGGCGCTGCTGTGGCATGTTGTGCACCGGGATGCTGATGATGATGCGCCGCCGAAGCGGGCGGACTTTGCCGAGGCGCTGACCAAGGCGGGGCTGAGCGTGGTTGCGCCCGCGCTGCGCACCGTGCTGGGTCAGATATTGAAGGGGCGATGACGCGGTGGCGCGCTTTGCTGACGCGGCGGCGCGGCTGGCGGGGCTGGCTGGCGCGGTGCTGGGCTGGCGACCCGATGAATTTTGGCGCGCCACGCCCGAAGAGCTGGCGGGCGTGCTGGATGCGCTGATGCAATGTGGGGCGGATGGCGGGGGCGGTGCATTTGGCGCGGCCATGCCCCCGCCCGATGCCGCCGACATAGCGCGATTGATGGAGCAATATCCCGATGAGCGATGAGATTGATACGCTGGTGATCGGCGTGCGGGCGGATACGCGCGCCTTTGCCGCCGATGTGGCGGTGATGCGCAGTGCGATAGACGGGCCGCTGGCCGATGGCGCCGACAAAGCGGGGCGGGCGATAGAGGGCGCGTTGCTGCGCGCGGTGCGCACTGGCTCGTTCGGGTTTGACGACCTGCGCCGGACCGCATTGTCCACCATGGCAGAGATTGCGCGCGCGGCGGTGAGCAGCGGGGTGGGCGCGATTTCTGGCGGCGGTGCGGGTGGCGGCGTTGGCGGCGGATTGCTGTCGCTTGCCACCAATGTGCTGGGCGCGGCGCTGGGCCTGCCGGGCCGGGCGACGGGCGGGCCAGTCGCGCCGGGCCGCGCCTATATGGTGGGGGAGCGGGGGCCGGAAATGTTTGTGCCAACATCGGCGGGGCGGGTTGAGACTGGCGGCGGAGGGAGCGGTGCGGGTGCGCGGAACCTGCACATCACCGTCAATGTCGGCGGGGCGGGCGGTGATGCGCAGCGTATGGCGCAAAGCGGGTGACAGATAGCGCAGGCGGTGCGCCGCGCGATCATGACGGCGGAGGGCTGAGCGATGGGATGGTGCCTGGCTGAACCATTGACTGTGGATGACCATCGCGATCAAGCGACGATCAAACGGTTTGATCCATTATATTGGACGGTCGATTTCCCGCGCCCGATGATGGCGGCGGTGACGACGATTGGGGCGGATGCGCTGCGCGTTGACTTGGCCTTTACCGGCAAGGGCAATCTGGCCGGGCTGATCTGGGACAGTGTGGACCGGTGGGACCACCCGATTACCGCCTATGCCACCAACCGCGATTACCGCCATTGTGTGCTGACATTCCGGTGGCGGGCAGCGGGGGTGAAGGCGCTGGACGCGGTGCATGGCCCGGTGCTGGCGATTGAGGGGCGCGATGCCAGCGGCGCGGCGCGGACATGGTATGTGCGGCTGTGGAACTATGCGGTGGGCAGCCCGGCAGACGCGGTGGTGACGCTGAATTTCGATGCGCTGGCTGGCGGGTTCCTGCACCCGGGGGAGGCGGACCCGGTTTGGGCGGGCGATGTGGACCGGATGATGCTTTCCATCGTGCCGCCCGATTATGACGGGAGCGCGGGGGATTATGCCGCGATGGCCGATGCCTGGGTTGAGATGAGCGACATTCGTTGTGACGGATCAGGCGCTGTGCTGGCAATGGGTGACGCGATGGTGCCGGGGCATGGCCTGTCCATCGCCACCGCCTATGACGATTGTTACAACCAGACCCCGGCGCGGGTGATGCGCAATGCGCATGCGCTGGGGTATGACGGGCCGTTGCTGCATTACACCGGCATGAGCCACGCGATGCGGCTGGCCAAGGTGGCGGGCCAATGGCGGACGAGCGTGACCGGTGGCGCGCTGTGCACCCCGGCGCGGGCATGGCATGAGGCGCTGGCGGAGGCGGCAGCGCGCCATGACTGGGGCATCATCTGGTCAATATCCTATGAGCTGTTCGCCGACTATTGCCGCCCGGAATGGATGCAGCGGGCAAGCGATGGCAGCGCGGCGCTGACGGGTTGGGTGCCGCCATCGGCGGTACTTTCCCCCGCCAATGCAGAGGCGATGGGCTATCTGGCACTGATGGCGCGGGCGTTTGTTGGCATTGCCAAGGCCAAGGGGCTGGCGGTGCAGGTGCAGATTGGCGAGCCATGGTGGTGGGTGACCGCGGACCGGCGGATATGCCTGTATGATGCAAGCGCGAGTGCGGCGCTGGGCGCGCTGAGCGTGCCGATCCCCGATATGGGCGCGTTGCTGAGTGCGGGGCAAAAGGCGATGCTGGATGCCGCAGGGGCGCTGTTGGCAGCATCCACCGCCGCGCTGGTGGCGGCGATCCGCAACGAGGCGGGGGCAGGCGGCGCGACATGCCTGTTGCTGGCCTATCTGCCCGGCGTGCTGGACCCGGCAATGCCCGACGTGCGGCGGGCGAACATGCCGCTGGGTTGGGCAAGCCCCGCGTTCGATGTGCTGCAACTAGAGGATTATGACTGGGCAGCACGCGGCCAAATTGGCGCGAGCGCGGCGGGGATTGCGGTGGCGCAGGCGCGGCTGGGCTACCCGCCAGCCAATCAACATTATCTGGCAGGATTTGTGCTGAACGCCAGCGACCGGGCGCAATGGGCGGCGATTGATGCCGCCGCCATGGCCGCGCAGGCGCGCGGTGTGGCGCGCACATTCATCTGGGCACTGCCGCAAATTGCGCGCGATGGCTTTATTCATTTTGGGCAGGGAGAAACGCCGGTGCAGCCGTTTGATGATGTGAGTTTTCCGATTGCGATTGGCAAACAGGCGAGCGTGCTGGCCGAATTTTCCACCGCGATTGTAACCAGCCAATCCGGCGCGGAACAACGATCCCCCGATTGGGACAATGCCCGGCTGCGTTATGATGCGGGGCCGGGGGTGCGCGGGGAGGATGATGTTCGCGCGCTGATCGAATTTTATCGGGCGCGGCGTGGCCCGGCCATCGGATTTCGCTTCCGTGACCCGATTGACGCGAGCTCTGCAATGGGCAGCGGCGCGCCATCCGCGACGGACCAGTTGCTGGGCAGCGGCGATGGCGTGCGCACCGATTTTGCGCTGATCAAAACCTATGGCCCGGGCGCGGGCGGAACGGGCGGCACGGGCGGCGCGGGCGGTCCTGTGCGGCGGATTAGCCGACCAGTAGCGGGCAGCGTGGTGGTGAGCGTGAATGGCGTGGGCCAGCCGAGCGGATGGAGCCTGTTACCGGGCGGAACAATCAGCTTTGCTGTGCCGCCCACCAGCGACGCGGCGGTGCGCGCGGGCTATCTGTTTGATGTGCCGGTGCGTTTTGCCGAGGACAGGCTGGAGGTGAGCCGGGCGACCTATCTGGCGGGCGAGATAGCGTCTGTCCCGCTGGTAGAGGTGCGCGAAGGATGAGCGCGGCGGCATGGCTGAACGATGCTGTGGTGCCCATCGCCTGGTGCTGGCGGATTGCGCGGCGCGATGGCGTGGTGCTGGGCCTGACGACGCATGATGCGCCGCTGATGCTGGGCGGGCTGCTCTATCAATCGGCACCGGGCATCCGCCCATCCGCGATTGTGCAGCGGCGCGGGCTGACGGGGGACACGATGGATATTGCCGGCGCATTGAGCGCCGATGCGATCAGCGCGGCGGATTTGGCGGATGGGCGATGGGATGGCGCGCGGTTGACGCTGTTGATTGCCGATTGGCAGGCGCCAGACCAACGACACCTGACCATTGCGGCGGGCGCGCTGGGCGCGGTGGCGAGCGATGGGCGGCGATTTACGGCGGAATTGAGCGCGCGCGACGCGGTGCTGGATGCCCCCGCCTGCCCGGAAACGTCGGCGGAATGCCGGGCTGAATTGGGTGACAAGCAATGCCGGGTGGCGATGGCGGGGCGGATGGCCAGCGCAACGATAGTGGCGGTTGAAGGCCGGGATCTGGTGATGAGCGCGAGCTGGCCCGATGGGGACTATAGCTATGGCCGGGCGCGCTGGATGAGCGGCGGCGCGCGGGGGCTGACCGTCCACATCGCGGCGCAATCCGGCAATCGGCTGACCTGTGGGCGGTTGCCTGAGCAAGCGGCGGCAGGAGACCGGATTATGTTGCGGCAAGGGTGCGACAAGCGCGCCGAAACCTGTGCCAGCCGATTTGCCAATATCGCCAATTTTCGCGGGGAGCCGCATTTGCCGGGGATCGACCTGTTGACCCGCTTTCCGGGCGGATAGGCGTGGTGGATCAGGCGAGGTTTGGCGCGACTGTGTGGCAGATGGCGCAGAGGCTGGTGGGCGTGCGGTTCCGTTTGCATGGGCGCGATGCGGCAACGGGGCTGGATTGTGTTGGCGTGATCTGTGCCGCCTATCATCTGGCGGGGCATGAATTTGCTGGCGTGCCTGATGCCTATCGATTGCGCGGGCAGGGTGCGCGCAATGCCGAGCAATGGTTGGCGGCGGCGGGCCTGTGCCATGCTGTGCAGGCTATGGCGGGGGATGTCCTGCTGGCCGACATGGGGCTGGGGCAGCTGCACCTGTTGATCAGCGGGCCGGGCGCGGTGGTGCATGCCCATGCGGGGTTGCGCCGCGTGGTGCAGATGCCGGGGACAGGCGGCGGACAGATCATCAGCCGCTGGCGATTGCGGCACTAGGGTTCAATCAGACATTTGCGGGAGGGCCGAACATGGCGACACTGGTTTTAACGACGGTGGGCACTGCGCTGGGCGGCCCGATTGGCGGGGCACTGGGTGCGTTGCTGGGGCAATCAATCGACCAGCGGCTGTTTGCGCCAGCGGGACGCAGCGGGCCACGGCTGAGCGATTTACGAGTGCAATCATCAAGCTATGGCAGCACTATTCCCCGCCTATATGGCACGATGCGCGTGGCGGGCACGGTGATATGGGCGACTGACCTGGTTGAGCGACGCGCCAAGCAGAGCAATGGCAAAGGGCGGCCAGCCACCACTACCTATAGCTATAGCGCATCCTTTGCGGTTGCGCTGTCTGCGCGCGTGATCCGCTCCATCGGGCGGATATGGGCGGAGGGGAATATTTTGCGCGGGGCCGCCGGGGATTTCAAATCCGCCACCGGCTTTCGCGTGCATGATGGCGGGGAAGATCAGGCGGCTGACCCGCTGATCGCAGCGGCAGAAGGGGCGGCGCATTGCCCCGCCTATCGCGGGCTGGCCTATGTCGTGTTTGAAGATATGGACCTCTCCCCCTTTGGCAATCGCATCCCATCCCTCAGTTTTGAGGTGGTGGCGGACAATGGCGCTGTCAGCATGGCCGATGTGGCGGGGGATATGCTGGGCCGCTGGGCAGCATTTGGCAGCGCGCCGATGATGCAAGGGTGCGTGCTGGCGGCGGCGAGCCGGGGGGAAGCTATCGAGCCGCTCTTGGCGTTCATCGATGCGGATCGGCCCGCTGGTGTGGCGTATTGGATGGTGGGCCGGGGCGAGGGCGCGGAGGTGGCGCTGTTGCCCGCAGACCCTGCTGATGATGCGCCACAACCGCGCAGCGAAACCCGCTATCCAGCGAGCGGGCAATTGCCGACGCATATTGCCATCAGCAGTTATGACCCGGCGCGGGACCACCAGATGTCGGTGCAGCAATGCCGGGTAGTGGGCGGGCAGGGCAGCGTGCGGCGCATCGCCATTCCCGCCGCATTATCCGCCGGGGCCAGCAAGGCGCTGGCCGCAGAAATCGCCATGGAAATGGGCATTGCCGAACGCAGCAGCGATTGGCCCAGCGGCTTTGCCGCGCTGGCGACACAGCCGGGCATGCAAGTTGCCCTGGGTGCAGGCAATGCGCCCCGGATGATCGAGCAGCGGCGGATTGAGGGCGCGGCGGTGCATCTGACATTAGGCGCGGTGCGTAGCCCGGCATTCGCGGATGTTGTGGCAGATGGCGGGCGGGCGCTGGCTGCACCCGATGCCATGATCGGCGCGAGCGTGGGGGCGCTGTTTGACCTGCCGCATTTTGGCGATGCGCCGATGGAGACGGCACGGCTGGTGCTGGCGGCGGCTGGCACAGGCGCGGGCTGGCGCAGCGCGGCGGTGGAACTGACCCCGCAGGCCGATGCCATGCCGGTGCCGCTGGGCGCTGTGGGGCCGATGGCGGTGATGGGCAGTATAGAGAGTGTGAGCGGCAGCGGGACGGCGATGCTGGTCGATCAGGCGGGCATCATCATCGTGCAGCTGCTGCATGATGGCATGGTGCTGACCAACGCGGATGATGCCGATGTGCTGGGCGGCGCGAATCTGGCGGTTGCGGGCGGGGAGCTGTTGCAATTTGGCCGGGCGCAACCGCTGGGCAATGGACGCTGGGCGCTGTCCCGCCTGTTGCGGGGGCGGTTTGGCACCGAAGATTCGGTGGCGGCGCTGGCCCCCGGCGCGCGCTTTGCACTGATTGACGATCCGGCGCTGCTGCCCATCCCCGCGCAATCGGGCTTTGCCGATGTGGTGCCGGGCGGGCAGATCAGCCTGATGGGCATGGCCGATGCGATGCCGGTGCTGGTGCCGATCACCCAGATCGGCCGGGCGCTGCGCCCGCTCCCCGTCAGCCACATACGCGGCGAATGGCAGGGGGACGGCGGATTGCGGCTCCATTGGGTGCGGCGCAGTCGCGGCGGATTTGGCTGGGCCGATGGCCGCGATGTGCCGCTCGATACGCCCGATGAGCGTTACACCGTGGTGCTGAGCGCAGGCGCGGTGCAGCAGGTGCAGGCCGTGACGGTGGCGCAATGGGCGCTGAGCGCGGCGGAGGTGGCGGCGCTGCGTGCCGGTGCACTGGCGGCGGGCGGAGCGGCGGGCGGTGCTGCGATGGCGGTGCAGATTGTGCAGCATGGCCCGCGCGGTGATTCGCTGCCGGTGGCGCAGACTTTGCAGCTTTGA